TTTCATTGTTTATCATATATAAAATATCATCATTAACTGACAATTCATAATTTCCATTATTGGAAGGTATTGTTAATTTAGTAAAATCTTCATTAAAAAGACAATCTTTTATTTTATCCATATTATAATTTTCATCATCTGGTGTTAAATAAATTTTATCTTTTGAATAATCGTAATACATCTTATTATATAAATTACCACAAATATGATTTCCAATTAGCATAAATTTATTTTTAAACATTTCTCCATTAATATTTAGTTTTTCAGTAAAACAAAAAGACTTATTTTCGTTATTCATATATAAACATTTGTCTTCATTGTTTACTATATTTTTTAAAAACAAATAAATGTCATTGTCTTTAAAATCTATATTTGTAATTTCATAAGCATCTTTATAATATAAATATATATTATCATCAATTACACCTATTAAATAAATTTGTTTTCCGATTTTTAATTCTATATCATTACTTGTTTTTATATAATTTGTTATTTCCCATTCTTCTAAAAAACTATCAACTATGATATATGAATTTTTATCATTAGTTTCTATCGTTATTAAATTATCTGTTTTATTAATTTTTATTTTATGAATTTTCTTAATTATATTTTTTAATTCTTTATGAATAATAAAACTATTTGCTTTTATTTCAATATTTTCATCACCATTTTTTATTGTTATTTTATCAACTTCTTCAATATTCATAATAAAATTATAATCTGCTTCTTTATCATTTCCATCTTCATCGGTAATAAGTAATTTACAATCATTAATTGCTTTTTTGATAATATATTTTTTATTATCAACTTCAATTATATCATTTTCTCTCTTAACTATCATATTGTTTGGATTTTCTATATCTCTTATTAAAATTTCACATGGTAATTTATTGTTTAAAAATGAATTTATATTATATGAGTCTTGATGACTTAAATTACGTGTTAAATTAAACATAGAATTTTGTATTAAACTACTTAAACTTGCATAGGGAATAAAATTTTCCTTTAATATAAACATTGGATCATTTTTAGAATAATAATTCCAAGAAAAAATATCTGTTTTTGAATCTTTTCTCTTTGCCATCTCTAAATATGAATCTTCCAAATCATTATTAAATGTTGATGTCCAGAAATTAGCAATAAGCTTTTCGATAACATTAATATCAATATCTTCAACTTCAAAATCTTTTTTATAACCTGTACATACCATTAAATTAGTTCCGATATTGGGTAATGTAGAATGATATATAATATCATTTAAAGTATTTAATGGAGATTTTCTGAATCCATAATAAGTTCTTATATGTTGTATATATTTATCATAATGTTTATTATAACTAATTATAAAATAAAAAATTGAATATGGAAAGAATAGTCTCAAACTACCGTTAAATCTCATATTTTCAATTTTATCTGTCCAGTCAAAATTTTCAAATAATGGATTTTTATTTAATTTTCGATATTCTGTATTAATTTCTTTTTTAAAATTTATTGTTCTATATTGAGGTTCCTCTTCAATAACAAATAAAAGTGTATTTAGATATGGATGTTTGTATATAAATCTACAATTTTTTGGAAGAACAAACATATGAGGTATATCATTATCATCGGTTATAATATTTTCTATTTGAAAATATGGAAGTTTATTCATTATTAATTCATTATTTTTATCTAAAGATTTTCTATTAAAATCAGGATAATGAAAATTTACAAAAAATTTTTCTTTATTACCGATCATTATATAATTAGCCATTAAATCCCCCTTTTGTTTTTTTTAAATTTGAAAAAAATGGTGGGAGTAGAGGGAATTGAACCCTCACGAGGTAATCCTCACGAGATTTTAAGTCTCGCGTGTCTACCAATTCCACCATACTCCCATATCTTTCTAATTAGATTACTTCTAATTTACCTTCGATGTAAAAAAGTTTAAATATTTTACCTTTAATTTGCATCAATTTTTTATAATCTTCAATATCTAATTTAACTTCTGAAGGTTTTATTCTACTTTTAGGTTTCATTATGGAAATTATATTTTTCACGAGTATTCTCCTTTGATGTTTTATAAGAAGCCATTATATTATAAATAATATAATGGCTTCTTTTCTTTACAAATTAAATTTCTTCGATAACAGTTTCTTGTTTCGGCCAAAATGATGCTATAAAAATTCCATCACATTCAACTTCATTTTTAACTGAATTTTGTGTGATGGTCAAAATTCCAGTATGCTCTAATAACAATAAACGTCGACCATTTTCATTAAAATCACAATGAACCTTAATGGAATTTTTTGATTTGACCTTTACATTATTATCAAAAGAAATAGATGAAACCGATAATGGTTTGAAACATTTCTTGGTTTTATTGTTGCTAATGATGATAAAATGAACTGGTCTAAGTTCATTTGTCAGAACAAGGGAATCCAGTTTATAAAACATATGTTTTCCCTTTGAATAAACGCTTGAACCGCTTGTTACTCTTACCTTGGGTATTTGGTATGACAAACTCAAGATATTCTTCAGATCCAATGAAGGAATCTGAAGATCCTCGATATCAGGATACGACATTTCCTTTGCCGTTTTTCCCATTTGTGACTCAAAATGAGTCATAATTGGGACTAATTTTTCCTGAACGTCATTGATGATTTTTTCATCTAAAGGTCCTTCATACCGAGGAATGAAAAAAGGTTCATTTCTCCGAACATAGATTGTTACGTTCGGAAGGGTGGATGGTACAATCCGATAGGTTTTCTCTAACTTGTCAGTGAAAAATTTCTTGGGTATCTTGAAAGTCTGATCATGGTACACAAACACAAAACAATTTGTATCATTAACAATTTTTAACATAAAAGCTCCCCTTTCATTTTATTTTTATTCACTAATTAATATATATAGACTTTTTTGTTTTAAAATGAAAGGGAAAAATTATGATTCTTCAATAGATGGTTTAGTTTTTTGAAGAGCTAGATGAGCTTCTCTGATAGATGTGGGTACTCTTGGTTTAGAATCTGTATGTAAATCCATTTCTGGTACACTTTTAATTGAAGAGGGATTATATTCATAATTAGATAATTTTTCAGGTATTCTTTTTTCACTTGATGATGAATATATTGGTTCAATTTCACTGCTAGCTTTTAACGTATTAAGATATTCACCCAAAACAGGTCTATCTGTACCGCTTTTACCTATAACCATTGTTGAAAATAATTGTTGAAGTTCAATTCTAACATCAACCAATCCTACTCTTTTATTCCAAGCAACGAGTCCTTGATCACCACCCTTCGTAACTGTTATTGATGATATTGCACCAGATTCTAAACTAAATAGTCCATTTGTTCTGACTTTAACAAAAAATGGATAAGAATATGTTTCACCATCTCCTTGAATAATAGGACAAGCTAATGTTAATAACGCAGCTAATGGACCAATAATGAATTTTTCAGTCATTTGTTTATTTCCTGGAGATGGATTATATAATCTTACCTGTAATGAATAATTTATTCCATATGAGCTATTTTTCCAAACTGAAGGGAAATCTATTTTTTGACCGGCTAATAATTTATCTGACATTTCCACAAAACCTTTACCCCAACTCAAATTTGGATTTTTAGATATTCCCTCACCAAATTTTCCAAGTTCCTCCATTGCATTCATTCCGGTTTTACCAATTCCTGCTGAAATATTACCCATATCTGACATTGCTTCAAAAATATGTTTTAATGCATCAGAAGAAGTTCTCTGACCAGTCATTTGTGTAATGTCTCTAGCTGTATCAGAAACAACATCTGTAATTCTAGATAAAAATGTTTGTCCATATTCATTATTGAATGTTTCTGTTGGAAATGAATCTGCAACAAAAACAACCTTTAATGGTTTTGATGAAATCGAATAACCTAATGATTCTAAAATTGTATTATAGGTTTTCCAATGTGGTATTAATCTAAATGAATTAATTCCTTCAGAAAATCTAGGTAAACAAGGCGTAATATATGCAATAGGTAATGAGTTAATATAAACACCATTACTTTTTTTGTGTGGGGGAATTGGAGGAGCACCTATTAAATCAGGAACATTACTTTTTTTAATATTTGGTTCTTTAACATATTTCATTATTGAAGTTGTTGTTGGCATTTTATATTTTAATCTCCTTAATCAATATCACCTAAAATTATATTATCTAAATGTCTATCTAATAAAGTTCCTTTATTTGAAAGATTATTTAACCCTCTATCAATATTTTTCATTGAACTCATCATACTACTTGAAACATTCATTATCATATTTGTATTATTTTGTTGTGAATTTTTAAATAATTCTTCATTTGCCTTTTGTGAATTTTTATTATTTGCTGAAATAGAATTTTTTATTAATAATTCTTTTGTTATATCATTTTCTATTAACATATTTTTATCAACTAATTTCCCTTTTGTTGAATCAGAAATATTTTGTTTATTAAATTTAGCCATTTCTATAAATAAACCACTTCTTATATTCTCTGGAGATATTCCCGATCTTTTCGCTTTTTCAACAATATAATCTGGAACAATAACTTCACCTTTTAATAATCTAGCATATCTTTCACGTTCATTATATCCACCTGTATGATATGATTTTGTTTTATTTAACATTGATTCATATCTTCCTACATCATATTTTCCTTTTTTGTTATATTCTTCAATTCTAGATTTTTGTCTTTCTCTGGCTCCTTCTAATGATTCTGTTATAGCTGAAGGATCAAATTTCTTTATTAAATTTATTACAAATCTTATCGGTGCAAGAATTACATTTTTTATAACATTAAATACTTTTCCAATATCTATACCTATAAAATCAGAAATACTCTTTACTTTTTCTCCAATATAATCTTTAACTTTACCCATTAACATTAACGTCATTCTTATAGGAAATGTAACTAAATCCCATAATTTTTTAACCTGAAATTTGACTTCATTCCATGCTAAACTTAATCCTAAAGAAATATTTTTACCACCAATAGCTCCTAGTAAACCACCTGTTATGGCTCCAATTATACCACCTATAAACGTTCCAACAATAGGTACCGTCGAACCTATTGCCATACCAGCACCTAATCCTTTCAATGCTCCAGATTTAGCTCCTGCCAAACCTTGTTTTGTACCACCAAGAGCACCACCAACTAAAGAAAAAACTCTTTCCGACATTGTTGCTTTTTCGCCCTTTTTTATTTTAAACCATTCTTTAGTTTTTAATAATCCTTTAAAAGAATCAAAAAGCATTTGAAAAAGACCAATAATTGAAGCAATTCCTGGTAAAAATTTTGTAAATCCTATAGCAACTCTACTTATGGATAAAAGAGTTTTCAGTCCAAATTTTGAAAAAAATAAGCTAAATTTACTTAATCCTTTAGCAATTTTTCCAACATTTAATTTACCAATTCCTTTTATTAATCCGAATAATGGTTTTCTTAACATCATAGCTAACAAAAATGGAGATAATAAAATTTTAGCTGGTAATAAATATAATTTACCTAATAAATATAATAATAAAAATTGAATTTTTCCAATACCTTTACCGAAAAATTTCTTTTTATTTTCTTTTTCTAAGTCTTTACCCATTCCTTTTTTAAAGAATTTATTAAGATGACCCATTACAGATGCGTGTGTTTTTTCTGTTTTTTCTTTAAATTTATTTTTTACAGTTGAATATTTTTCCTTAATATCATTTTTTAAATCTTTTTTATGATATTCTCTAAATTGTTTATCATTTTTTAAGAGTGAAAGAAATTCTATTGATTTTTTAACATTCTCTTTTACACTTTCTTTTGTTTTTTTAACATTCTCTTTTACACTTTCTTTTGTTTTTTTATATTTTTCAGAAATTACATTTTTTATTGAATTTTCTGAAGTTTCTGAGATATTTTCATTTTCTGCCTCTTTTTTACCGATAAAAGCAACTGCAAGATTTCTTAAATATTTTGTTTGATCTCTTATTGAAGCATATATAAAATTTAATGAAGTGACAACAAATTGAATAGGATTTTTCTTAGCTTTTTGTAAATCAGACATTGCAGTAGATTTGGTTATCTTTGATATTAAATTTCTTATTGGGAAATTAAAAATTTTTGATGCTGTAAAAATATATAATATTTTTCTAAATAAAGGACTTTTTAATAATCTTGCTCTAAATGATACAGCCAATTCATTTGATAAAGATGTTATACCTGTTCTCATTTTCATTACTTCGGTAATTAATTTATCAAAATAAACCGAAATAACGGAAGCTGGTGAAATAACTTCTCCAGCATGAACATTTACTAAACCACTTTTTTTAACAAAACCACCTTTTTTAAGTGATGGAATATCATCTAGTTCATTTTTAATATTTTTATTACCAAAAATTGCATGTTTAATACCACTTAAAAATTTGAATGGGGATTTTATTAAAAAAGCTAAAAATTTAAATGGTAGTGCTATTGCTTTAAAAGGTAATTTTAATAATAATTTTATTGTATCTGTAATAAATCCAAAAATACCTCTCTTTTTAAATTCATCATGTGCATAATCAGCTGCATCTCTAAAATTCTCTTTCATTCTGTCGGCAAAAGATGAAAAAACTCTTGTATCCATAAATTTTGATACAAAATAACCAAAAATTGGTGTTGATTGTGCTAACATTGTAGCCATGTAATTAGATTTATTAAATTGTATATCTTCATTTATTGTTGATGATATTTTAGTAACCGCATGTTTTGATGATTTAGCAGTTCCTACTAAAATATTTTTTGCTGTTTTAGATACATCATCAACAACAAAACCTAATTTTCTAAGAATAACCACAATTGAATTATTTACTTCTTTAATTCCTTCAGCATATCCTATTTCTTTTGTTCTTAACATTTTTGCAGATTCTAACTGAGTTTTAGAAACAGAAGAAATTCTTTTTGTAATTTCATTCAATTGTTTAGTATTTTTTTCTTGATATTTTCTTATTAAATCAACAGTAGAATCGATTTTATATAAATTATTATTTTCATCTTCTAAATCTGATTCATTAGCTAAATCTTCAATATCATCAAAATCATCATAATCCATTTATTTTTAACTCCTTATAAATGTTATCATATCAACATATGAAGAATTTAAATTTTTATCTTTTATTTGTTTTAACAAATCTGAATTAATATTATTCATATCCTTAAATTCATTTTCTATTGATTCATCATTATTTAATACTATAATATCATTGAAGTTTTTCATAACTATACTATCTTTTTTCTCCAAAATTAAAGGTGTATCATATTCTCTAACATAATAACACAATGAAATAGATAAAGCCAAGTCATCTTTACAACCTGTATCTGCTTCAACTTTTCCGTTTTTCTTTTCAACTAATCCTATCAATTGCATTGCAGTTCTTGATGATTTAATACTATTGGTATATTGGGTAATATATTTATATAATGCATTAATCATTAAAGGTCTTGTTTTTAAATTTGTTGTTAAACCGGAAGATACTTTACCTTCACTCTTTTTCTCTTTATAAATTGGAATATTATTTTCCGTTTTATTATCGAAATATTCAACTACTTGATTTCCATAAGAATTTTTTTCAATAATTAATAGACCGTGGAACCTATGAGCTACATATTCAATTATCTTACAAAAATTTGTAACTGATATTTTTCCTTTATATTCTGCAACTTGTTCTGCTGTCTCATAATCAATTACATTAATTGCAGATTCATCTGATCCAAATTCAGGTGCAGTATCAACACCTATCAAATAGTAAGAATCATTGTTTGGCTCTTCAAATTCCCAAAATTCAGAATTAAAAAGTTTAACTTTCTTTCTGGGTTCTCCCTTATCTTCTTGTAATATAATACAAACTTTATCATCAAAGAATGATCCACCAGAAGGTAAGAATTTTAATTCCAATTCCTGTTCAATTTTCTTTGGATCATTATCAAATAATCTACATTGAGTATTATACCATTCAGGATCATTAGCTAATTCTGGAATCATTTTCCAATGAATTATAAATGGTTTGAAAATACTATCATAATCATCAGATATAGCTTGAGTATATTTTTTATAATACCAAGCTCCTGTACCCATTGTTTTATTAGGGGTACTTAATATAATAGTTCCATAAGGGATCCCAGAATTTCTTGCATGTTTTTGAGATGTCGATAAAGCCGGAACCATTGAAGTCCAAGCTTCATCAATATTTTTAATAAATGCAGCTTCATCAATTACTAAAAATGTAATTGGTTTACCTCTTAATGTTTTTTCAGGAGCTTGAGGATTAACAGTTGCCGCAAATACTTTAGAACCATTTTTTAAAATAAAACTCTGTTCTGTGTATTTATCAAATCCTGGATTCATCCATGATGGTAACTTCTCGACCATTCCTCTAACAGCTCTAGCAAAATCTGTAGCTTCTTTTCCATCCTTTGATATAATTCCAACTACAACATTATCAAAAAATACAACTAACCATGAACATAATGCCTGAATAATAGTTGAAATTCCAACCTGTCTACTTTTTAAAACTAAAAGATATCTTTCAATTAATAATTTTTCTATTAATTCTTTTTGTTTATCATAAGGTTTTAAAAGAATATCTCCACCTGGAATCTCAATTAAAACATGATTTTCACAATAATGTTCAAAAGACTCTTTACATTTTATAAATTCCTTTACTTGTTGAAGTTTTGTCATTTAAATTATCCAATTAAAATTTTATAGTGTTTTATTTGTTCTTATTAATATTAATTTAGCAAAACTCATCCAATTTCTTACAGATTCTCTTGAAAATGATAAATCTGATGACTTTAAAATATATTTACCACTTAAATCAATATATTCTAATGTCCCTGTTTTAAGCATTACAGGTTCACCAATTTTCATTAAATTTAAAATAGGTAAATTTTTCTCTAAATTTACAATCACATTTGATAATCCTATAATTGATCTGGCTATTCTGGAATTTGCAAAAACATCAGAAAGTTCATTACCCGTTTGTGTTGTTTTATATGTTTCTCTTTCATTTAAAATTGGATCAATAAATAATTCTTTATTTTTAACATTTGCTCCAAAATCAGAACAAATTTTTTCTAAATCCTGTGAAATAATATGATATAATCTATCACTAGGTTTAACAATATGATTAATTTTTTTAGATAATGAAGCTAATTTTGTATTTCCAGAATATGTGTTAACTAATGAATCATAAGAATAAAAATTTTCACCGTCTATACATTTATTAATAATCTTTTTATTATCTTCACCATCTGTTGATAATTGATAAATATTAAAAATTTGACTTTTTGTTATTCTTTTTGATAAATTAAAAACATTAAAAACATTATCATATTGACAAAAACCTGAATTTGAAGCGCCATTATAAATACCAAAATTATTATCTAAATATCTAATAACTTTATTTAATGGCATAGGTGGTATAACTATTTGTTCAATTTTTTCATTATTAATATTATCATTGTCAATATTTAATTTAGCTTTTGTATTTTTTGAAACAAAATCGCTAATTATTTCTTTACAAGTTTTGTTAATATAAATCTCATTTATTAATGTACTTGTTGTTTTAAATGCATTTCTAGGTACAGTTACAAATGTTACTCTTTCTAAAAATTTATTATCTTCTTTAGATTGAGTATTTCTTATAGTCATTTTTGAATCTGAACTTAAATGAATTAATTCCATTCTTATTTCTTCTGTAAATTGATTTTCAGTTCCTCTTCCCAAATATCTAATTATAAGATTAATGGGATCTTTACCATAAATTCTTTCAAAAATAATATCAGTTTGATCTAAAATCATTTCTAGAATAACAATTTGATATGAACTAACTAAACTTGAAATTATCCTTAATGAAATAAGATCATTTGAATAATCAAGATTATTAATTTTAACCTGAATATCATATCCAGTATCTGGTATATTTCTTCTTTTTATTTCTGGCATTGACAACCTTTTTTAATTCTTATTTATGTATTTGTTCTGGGTTCTAAAACAAAAAAAAGGATTTATCTATTATTAAAGATAAATCCTTTTTTAAATATTTTTTAAGAATTTTTAGGCGGCAATTCTTTGAGATTCGATAAATTCTAACATTCTATTTGGAATAACCATAAATCTTTCAACAATATTTTCAAGAAGAACTTTTGCATTAAGATTACCTTCATTTGTTGTAAATTTTGATAATGCCATAAACAAATCCCAACTTGAAATTGAATTGTTATTTTGACGGATTTCATTTATTGAATTGGAAACTAATTCTCTTCTTTTCTTACCCAATGAATCAATAACATCAAGAATCTGTAATAATGTTTCTTCATTTATTTGTTTTTCCATATTAACTTCGATTAATGACGAAAGATTACCTGACATAACTTGAATATAATTGTTAATATTATCGTAAAATGTATTTGAACTTCCTTTAATATGGATTTTATCTATTGTTCCAAAAGATTTTCTCATTGTTAAGGTATTTGAAATTACATTTTCTCTTAATATTGAAAATCCAAATGAAATTTTTACAAGATGAGTCCCATTATATGAATTGACAATCGTAACCATTGGGTGAATATCACCATCTCTTGATGGAAAACTGTTGTTTCTTATTATCATTTCATTTAACATCACTGTTAATTTTGGATTAAGATTACATTTTTCAATTATTTCTGCATTTCCATCATTTAATGATTCAATTACTTCATTAACTATGTTTTCATTACCTTCAAAATGATATAAATGAGATACTATTCCTTGATATTCATATGATGGTTCTTCTTCGGGTTTTGCTGTATATAAAGCCAAAATTGGAATTTCTTCTTTAGAATTCTTTGTCTCAACTAATTCATAAAATAATTTTGAATATTTATCTCCATATTTAAATGTATCGTTTTCAAAAATAAGACCACTATTTACAAGTCTTTCAATATTTTCAGGAACCATAAATTCTCCTTTTTTATCTTATTCTTCGAGCTTTTGCTCTTAAATAAATATCTCTTCCATCAAAGTTAAAATCTTTTTCAATTGAAATTATTTTAAAGTAATTTTCAGCTTCAATAAAATATTTTAATCTATCTTCTGACCATAAACTAAGATGAGGAGATGGTTGATCTGCTAATAATTCATAAGTTAATAAAAGATCCAATGAATACCAACTTGGATCATTAATATCTTCATCTATTAACATTTTTGCTAATTTATGTGAATCTGGAACAATAATATCTATTTCTCCATTTAATTTCAATGATGTTGCCAACAAATATAAGAAATATTGAATATTAGATTTTGAAACATGTTCTAAAAATCTATAAACAGTAATTATATTAAATTTTAAAATAGTTTTTTCTAAAAATTCAAAAATATCAGAATTTATAAATATATTATTGTTTTTATTTGATTTATCATTCACGATAAAATCTTCAACTTCATCAATTTTATATTTGCTATAATATCCTAAATCAACATTTAATAAATTATATGTTAGATTATATTTATCAACATCAATTGATTTTATTTTTCCTCCGGCTGCATTTAAAACAAGAAATTTACTTTCCATATTTTTCCTCTCATATGAAATCCATTACTAATCCTTTGACAAAATCGTATAAATAAATTTCTAAATATTTACTTTTTTGAATATCATTTGAATCTATTAAATTAATTGAATTTTTATTTATTTTTATTTCACCATATTCATAGAAAAATAATCTATAATGTAAATCATCATAAGGAATACAAAATAATTCAATATCATCACTTTGATAAATATATTCTTTAATATTTTCTATTCCTTTAAAAATTTCGATTTTACTAACATAATTAATTTCTAATAACTTTCTATAAATTTCATTTAATTTCTTATATAAATCTGCAATACCCTTAATTATTAATTCATTTTTATTTGTTAACGCAATAAACTTGGTTTTATCAACTGATATTATCATTTTAGTAAAAATATTTCTTAATTCTAATGGTAAATAAAGATCTCTATTCTTTAATAATTTATTACTTAAAAAACCATCATATTGTCTTAATATAATGTTATTATCTTTAAGTTCATTTCTTTTGATATATTCAGAAATTATATTATTTGTTGTTTCTTTTAAGATATTAGATATTACTTTATTTTGACCCATTAACTTTCCAATTTGGATATTTCTTTTCATTTTATCATTTTTATCTATATTCGATAAATCATATCCTAATGATTTCAAAATATTAAAATGACATGCTGATATATCATATGAATAAATGTCGGTTAAGAAAAATTTTTCTGAGTTAATTTTCATATTATTTTTGAAAAAGGGATATATCCCTTTTTTCGAGGATATATCCCTTTATTTTTTGAATTTAGTTTGAGAAAATCTTTAAAAGAATATTATCAATTAATAGATGATGGTTAATATCAATTGCATCACTATATTTTTCATTAAAATACTTAATTAAATCTAAATTTGAAGTAATATTTTCTTGTGTCTTTGAAAATGGCTTATAAAGAAGCATAACATTTTCTTTATTTACATCATTTTCGATAATCGAATCTATGTGATTTGAAATATCTTCAATATTTTGGGAAAAACCCTCAATATCTACATTTGATATATTTCTATTCTTAATTTTTGTATAAAAATAGGGAATAAAATATTCCCTTGTTTCTTCATTTTCAATAATTGTCTTTTTATACATTGCAAAACAATGAATCCCCGAACTAACAATATAACATCTTGTATATATATTATCAGATAAACGAATATTTACTCTAATTGTACCATTTCGATAACACATCATATCATCGCTTGCTAAATCTGGAATGATAATCTTTTTTGTATTCTTTAAAAGAAATAATTCTTTGAGATCTGGATTTGTAAGATTTATTGACTTTAGAATAATTGTATCTGATTCAATATCAGGCATTTCAAGTCTAATACGCCTGATATTTATAGATTCCCTAGTGATAAACTTTTCAATCCATTCATATAAATTAATAATGGGGATTGAAATTGTAGATACCTGATCATCTAAAATTTCATTTGTTTCTTGAGTATTTAATTCTTGAGTACTTTCTTCATTTTCAATTTCTTCTGATCTTACTTCAATTTCTTCATTAATTTCAGTTTCATCAGAATCTAAATTTTCAACATTGACGTTCTCAATTTCTTCTCTGTATTCATTAATTTCCCTGACTAGATTCATTATTCTCCTCCAATTTTTTTATTGTTATTCTTTTCTTACCTTCATTAATATAAAGTATTTTATAAATCTCATTATTAATTTTAATATTTTGTTTTAATTTTAAATTTATTTTTTCATTATCATTTAATAATCTAATAGAAAATGTTTTATTTTTTTCATTATAATAACAAACTTCATATTCTAAAAGATTAATAATATAAATTTCTTCAATTTTCAACATAAAAAATACTCCTTTAGATGATATTTAATTCATTAAAACCATTTTCGATACCTTTCCAATTGATTGCAATTGCTTCATGAGTATGAATACTTTCAAAATGAGTGCATTTTACAATCCAATCTAAAATCCGTTTATCATTATCTAAATTATTTGAAATATAACGAACTGCATCTTCAACAAACATTGTATTTTCATATGATACTCTTGCAAATTCCTGTTCATCAACTCTTCTAAGAATAGGAACAGGAGATGTTTTTACCGCATCTTCAACTAATTTTATAATATCTTCTAACCATAAAGTATCATCTAAAATATTTGGTAGAACTAAAACATTAGCATAACTTCTTTGTGCGTGGGGGTAACCGTGTTTACCTGAAAATTCAAGATGATTACATAAAGAAGCACTACATGGACAATAACTTGCATAAGGAACTTTAACTCTTTGTAAAAATCTAAAAGAATTTTTAATAAGTCTTCCTTCAAAAGAACATTTATAAAACTGAGGGAATTTTAATTTAGTAATTGGAGCTTCCTTTATTATAGGAAAATCAAAATCAAACCGTATATAACTATCATCTGAATTGGTTTCTACTGCATTTTTAAATTCACTAAGAATATCAATTAATAATCTATGTTTTAATGGTAATTCTAGATATTTAATTAAGGTTCTCATTAACATACTCATTGAGATACCTTTTTTATCTGAATCTAAATTTGTAGACATAGAAATATTTGATAGAATTTTTTGATAACCACCATTTTTAATTTCTAAAACAATATTTGTCCTTACATTTTCAACACCCACTTGTCTTATTGGAATCTTAAATTCAGGTTCTGTTGTATGTTGAATATCAGGAAGGTCAGGAACATTTTTCATTTGCAGTTTTTCTCCTTATATTTTTAATCAATACTAATACCAATTGTTTTAAGATAGGCCTCTAATAATTTAACACTTTCTGGAGTTTGACATTCATCCTTTATTTCTCTTATAAATTCAGATCCAATTGAATCTCGAATATATTTATTTTTTAAATCAATTGAATCTGATTTCGTTGTTGTCATTTCTGTTAAATTAGTTAGACCCGCATGAGATATAAAACAAAATGTTTCCATTTCACCAGATCTTTGACCACCTTTATTTTTTCTACCACTGGGTGGTTGCATTGTTTTTCTCATATAAGGACCTATGCCTCTAGCTGCCAAACGTTCTTCAGCTATATGTACCATTCTAAAGAAATACATGTAACCTAATGCAACTTTACTTATAATTTTTTGTTTTGATATCTCATCAAAAATATCATATCTAAATTCTGTATTTGTAAATTCACATGCCTTTTTAATTTGATCACAAGTAGAAGATTCAAAAGGTGGAGCTATAATATAGAAATTTTCTATAAATTTTTCATCTATAATAGAATTATTTAATTCTTCTTTAACTTGTAATGTGTACCAATTATCTTTTGTATTATCTAAAATCTTAATATAATCTAAAATATACCCTTTTAACTCATCTTGACTTAATTCTTTATTATTTAACATTTCATTTAATTTAATTTTAAAATCATTTACAGACATACCCATATGTAATTCAAAAATCTGACCTACGTTCATTCTTGAATATGTTGATAATGGATTTATAATAATATCTACATGTTTTCCATCTTCTGTTTTGGGCATTAAATCATGGGGTAAAATTTTTGAAATAACACCTTTGTTTCCATGTCTATTTCCAATTTTATCACCTATTTGTATTTTTCTACTAAAAAATCCACCTATTTTTATATAAATACCATTAATTCTTTCACCTTTAAATTTAAATCTTCCTCGATTATTAAATCTATCTAATCCTTTTTCTCTAATAACTTCAATTGCTTTTTTCTTTGAAAATAATTTAAAAATTAATTCTTGAATTTTTTTATTATATGATATTTGACTCTCAAACTTTTTATCAACCCAATGTCTAAATTGAGGTATTATATTATTATATTCATTTGGATAAATTTCAACATTTGTAATCAAAACATCTTTGTTATAAATTAAAGGAATATTTTCTTCAAAAATAGATAAATAATTCATTGGATCATTAGGAATATCTTTCATAATAGCATAAGGATTACCTTTTAAAATTAATTCTCTTTTATGTTTTCTATAATATGCTTTATCTTTTCCTGGCTCTGAAAATTCTATATCGGGATTTGGTTCAGGTAATGGTTTATACCTATTTTCATCTAAACTCAATAATAATTTATCTGGAGGTAAAACAAATGAAAGATTTGCATAATGAATTGATGTAAACGAATCATCATTTAATAATCTATCTGAAATTACAATTGCGTCTTCATAATTATATCCATAAAAAGGCATTATCGCAGTAAGAAGATTTTTTCCGATGTTAATGCTTCCATTTTTACAAAAATTACTCTCTGCGATTATATCTCCCTCTGAAACTTTATCACCTAATTTAACATATACATGCATAATATCCATATTTTTTACATAAATATGTCTATTATCTATATCAAATATATCATAATCATTATCTTTATATGCAATAATTACAAATTTTGAATCTAGATAAATTACTTCTCCATCTTTTTTTGCCCTTTTAATAAATTGGGTCTTATCAGTATATAAATTTTCACAACCAGATTGAATTAAAGGAACATCAAATTCAGAAAGATTAATAGCCTGTCTCATTTGTGACGCTGACATTTGTAATCTTGTTTGATCATCGTGTTCTAAAAATGGAATCATAGAAATAGCTACGGATGTTGGATTTTTTTCACATATTTCTTCATTAAAACGCATATTCTCATCATATTTTGTTGAAGGTAATAAACATTGCAATACACCACAATTATCTCTATCAGATGTATCTACTGGACATATTCTTCCAAACATACTATCCGATAAATCTCTAAGATAATGTGGTACATTTGCTTTATTAAAACCACCAGGACCAACTAATGTAATTCTCGATAATTTTGTAAGCTCATCAATAGGATTAATTGAAAAATCAAACTGAACAATATCTGATAAATTACAATTAGCAAGAATTTTCTTTGAATTAATATTAAATTTTATTTTTGATTTTCTACTTGATATACATAAATCATAAACATTCTTCATTATTGTTGACAGCACAACATATTCAAAACATCTAATTCTTTTATTTGTATAATCTAAATCATCAATACTTTTATTATTTTTTAAAATATCTGTTAATTCATCTAAAACATTATCAAATCTCATAAATTTGGAAGTGATAATATCAATTTTAGGGATCAATGATAAAGCATATGCAATAATTTCTCCTGTTTTCTTTTTATCATATTTAGTAAAATATTCACCCAGATATTCTTGATAATCAATATTATCTACATAATATGCATATAAATCAAATAATAATTTTTCATAATCTGTTTGAGGGTTATCATTAATAACATATTCATTTAAATTAAATTTATTAACAATATAATCTGAATCAAAAGAAGCAAAATATACTAATGCAAATGGAATTTCTTTACCCATGAATGATAATTTAATATAAGGGTGTTTTTTTCCAGAAATAATTAAAATTGTTGATAAATTTGATCTAAATTTAATGTTTTTACCTCTTGTTACAATTGGAATATCATATAATTGAAATAATGGAATTTTTCTTTTACCTGCAATTGAAAAATAATTACCATCAATTAATTTTGGAATATAAACACCCAAATCAATTTCTTGAGTATTTCTTTTGAATTTTATAATGATATTTTTCTTTAAAGTTTTTTCAACTTCAGAAGAAGGTGATTCTTTAATATCAAATTCTGAAAGTATAAGACCAGCATCTTCTGCCGGTCTTAGTATTTCTCTAATATTCACCATTAAATTATTATATTCTTTTTCTCGTATATTAAATATATTTTCTTTGTTTTGAATTGAATAATTTGGATTCTTAATTCTCATCAAATATCCTCTTTTTTTATTTTTTTATAATTTTAAATATTTGTTTTCCTACCTAATAACATATTATCTAAGATACCAGAATATAAACCTTCATTAGATATACCCCGTAAAAGATTCTTTTTCTGATTTGAAAATCCAAATCCCAATAACCATGATTCTTTACTTGGAATTGTTAAAATGCTAATAAATTCTGGAGAATAATTGTTTCTATCTTTTAATAATCTCCATTTTTTATTACCATACCACATTAATTGAGAAACTACTGATTCAAAATGAACATAATGTATTTCTTTTGAATAATTATAAATTTTAAATAATTTTTCAATCAATTCTTCACAATTTAAATCTTTATTTGAATGTAATAATTTAGATACAGATGATAAATCGCTAATAATATCTTCTTGTAACATATCCTCGCTACCCTTTTTAGTAATAGCTGCTCCCGAGTTATGTATAAATATTCCTGCCTTCAATGCAAAATTAGGATACTCTGAATCAACAGTTAAATCATAAAATTCTTCATATTCTGGTAAATCTATAAATTGTATATTTTTAACAAATCTATTATTTTTAATAAAATATCTGAATGACATTCGTTCAATAAATTTTCCATTTTTGTTTTCTAATTTTGATTTATTTTTTCTATAAATTGGCATTAATTGATCATTAACTTGTAAATCTTTTGCTTCTTTGGAAGTTCCATCTTGCATAATAAATTTATGATCTAATGTGCATTCAACTATTTCATCATTATCTAAAGTAACCTTAACCATTCTCTTTTCAAATCTATCTTTATAAGCATTCACAATCTTGCTAATATATATGTCTCCTTCTGGAGAACAACTAAATGTATAAAAATCTTCACCATTTTTAACTTTGTCATAAACTTCTTGAATTTCAAATGATTTATTATTAATATCTAAAATTCTTGTATTTTTTCTTAAACTCAAATGAAATGTGCGCAAAACTAACTGTGTAGATGCTTCACCTAAACTTTGAGCTGCAATCATTCCTATAAATGGTGAATGTAATATTTTATGTAAATCACCATAACACCTTTTACAAACCTTTTCACTTTTACAAAAAATAGGACTTCTAATTTTAATATTTTTACCAATTATATTCTTTAAATTATCATTTGTAATTAATTCTTCATTATCTCCATTTAAATAAAATTTATATAAAAGACATTTTGCCTTTTTCTCATCTTCAACGAATACATTTAGATAATCTTCAGTCCCACAATCATCAAGATTTGAATCTAATATTAAATTACAACATGCAAATGCAAGCTGTCTTGATAAATAACCTGAATCTCCTGTATTTATTGCAACGTCTAAAAGACCTTTTCTGCAGCCATAACTTGAATTGAAAAATTCATATTGAGTTAAACCTTCAACTAAATTATTTTTAACTGGTGTTTCAATAATTTTTCCTGAAAAATTTGAGATGAATCCTCTTGATAATAATATCTGTCTTACCTGTTCCCATGTTCCTCTAGAACCAGAATCTATGACATATGAATACATAAATTTATTTCTTAATTCATTTTCAATTTCTTTACTCGCTAATTCATTTAACTGTTCTCTAGAAGTATTTTTTGAATAGATTGTTTCTTTCAATTCATCAACATTATCAAGAATTAAACCATCTAAAGATAAAGTTGTTCCATATAATGTTGAATATTTATAACCTATCATTTTAATATCATCTAAAATCTTAGATGTAATTGTATAATCATATTTATCATTAATATCATTTAATAAATTAATAAGCTTCTTTTTATTAACAGGATCTTTTATAATAGGATAATCTTCAGGTAAACATTCATTAAATATTTTTAAACTTTCTGTTATTTGTTCATTTTTATATTCAATCTGTTTATTTAATTCAGGAATCATATTATTTGTTAAAATATAAACTCCTAAAATAATATCTTGAGAAGGAGTTGCTGATAGTGATATATTTGCAGGATTATATAAATTCTTAGTAAATAAGAATTTATCTAAAACTTCTTCTTTTGATTCTTTACTTATTGGTAAATATATTGCCATTTGATCTCCATCAAAATCTGCATTAAATCCCGCACATGCTAATGGATGAATTTTTATTACTTTATCAGTATTCATTTTAATCTTAAAACCTAATAAACTTAATCTGTGCAAAGAAGGTTGTCTATTTAATAAACAAACTTCATCCTTGATTACTTCTTCACAAATAGAAATCAAATTTAATTTATCCATTTCAATACACTCATCTATATAATCAACAGCTTCATTTTGAAGTTTAAAGTGATTATAATCTATTAATTTTTTTGAAATTTGTAATTTATATAATTCTAAAATCATTACATAAGGTAATGAACATTCGTCGATATCTATTACAGGATCAGGTGTAATTATAGCTCTTCCTGAAAAATCTATCCTTTTACCTAATATATTTCCACGAATCAAACCCTCTTTTTTAGATAATTTATCCAAAATAAATTCATATAATGTATTAACTAATTTTTGTAATTGTTTAAAATACATATAATATATTTCTTTTTTATTAAGAATATCTATATTTGTTTCTTCGATTGTTGCTTTATGATTTAAAAGGTGTGTATAATAACTATTTATTTCATCAGATTTCATTTGATCGTTTTTAGAACGAATTTTTGATGTTGGTCTTAAATCAGGAGGTAAAACTAAAACTTCATTGATCATTAAACTATCTATATGATCATTAATATATTTCCAATCAGGAATATCTATTAATTCTTCTGATAACCATGTTACTAATTTTATAATAGCCTCTGATTTTTCATATTTTTTAAATTTTTCTGGAGGCCATTTTTCGTCATTTTCTTCAACTACAAAATGATTATTTTCTTCGTCAACATATAATGATGATTTTTCATTTTTAATTAACAATTCTAATGGCTTTTTTATTTCACTTTTTCCTAATGAAACTAATAAATCATAAAAAATAGGATTTACAACAGGAATAGGTAAAATAATTTTTGCAAATCTTTTTCTTCTTTCACGATTAGATGTAATATCAACATGACAAACAGGACATTTTTTATTTGAATTAGAAGGACCCCAATAAATTCCACATTGACAAATATAATTTTTTAATGGACCAAAAATCTGTTCTGAAAAAAGACCATCTTTATGAAAATTTTTTTTATCTAAAATTTTTGATGTTTTAACTTCTTTAATTATCTTTATAAATTCCCTATTTATCAGGTTCGGCATTCATATCTCCTATGTAAGATTTTTCTTATTATATCCTTAATAAAAAATAAAAACAATATTTTATAAGGAGGAGGTATTATATAATACCTCCTCCTTTTCTTGACTTTAATATCTTAATGATTTTAATCTTTCAATTTCTTGATTCTTACCTTTTATTATATTTTCTAGTCTTTTGATTTGTATATTTTTCAATCTTATTTTTTCTAATAAGACATTATCAATAATATAATTTTCATGTCTTAAACTTAGATCTTTTTTATCTGAATTATCAATTAAACTTTCAATAATGATTTGCCTAAATTCTATCATTTAATCTTTAGGATTTATTTTTTCATGTTTCTCAATAATTTTAATTAATTCAGAATCTGTTAATTCACAAATATCTTTATTCAATCCTTTTACTAATTTAAGAAGATTAATAATAAAAACGGATAATATTCTTTGTGATAATGTGGTCCTATACTTTTCTTCAAAAATGTTTTTGGATAAGAAATCACTCAAAATAAATTCCTCGTGTTTTTATCTTATTTTAATAATATCAGGATGTTAATTAATAGTTTTTGTAAAGAACTTTTTTTAAAAAAATTATTAAAATCTATTTTATTTCAATTTTATATTCAATGTTATCAATAATTGCTTTATATGCATTATTTGTTAAAATTAATCTCCAACCATTATTTTCAATATCATAAACTCTTATTCGATCATTCTTAATATCTTTTATAATTCCTCTAATATTTAATTTTTTAGGATGCATTTCTTTTGGAATTCTTTTAAAATCTAAAATACAGTCCATTACTCTTTTACTTCCATCTTTCTTAATAAAAAATATAATACATTTTTTAGATCTTCTAATCATTCTAAATAATTTAAATGTAGTTTTAATCTTTTTATCTAGCAATACAAATCACCTCCCTTCTTTTTATTTTTCAATAATTAATATATATAGAAAATATCAAGAACGTTTTTCAGAATGTAATAAATCATCTAATTTTGAATCATCCCTAGATAAGAGATCCGAAAACAACATACAAGTCCAATTACATCCTTTACAATAATATTTATAATCATTTTCAAAATTCATTTTATATAATTCAGATACATTATAATTTTCATCGAAAACATTTTCTATTGTATTATATGTCGGACAATATGAACCTTGTATTCTTAAACAACATCTAATCGAACCATCTGCATCAACTGTTAAATTATGAATATTTTTATTATCTTCATAACATTTTAAATTAGATGGTAATATATCATAAATTTTATTATAAATCAAATCTTTCATATGAACATTTAAATTTTCATCTAAAATTCTTTTTAGAATTTCTTTTAATTCTTCTGTTGGATAAACTAAATTTTCACTAGATTTAACATTTGAAAAATCATAATATTCTGATTTTGCAATATCAAGAAATGTAATACTACTTGATATATCATTATCTGTTAAAATTTTTACTAAATTATATAAATTATTAATTGTATTTTTATCAACAGTTATTTCAGCAACTAAATCTTTTACATATTTTTTAAATTTTATTAAACCAAGTAAACCTTTATTACTTTTAATAGTAATATCATCTTTTTTATTAAGTAAAATATAAGGATCTACAGATGATGTTAAACCCTGAAGGTAACCAACATCATAAATAAGTTTTTTAATTCTTTTTTGAATTATATCTGTATTATTTGTAATTATAGTATAATTAATATCATTAAAATTACAATATCTAATAATTTCAGCTAAATCATTTCTTAACAAAGGTTCACCGCCATACCATATTACAAAAGAATTTGGATTATGTTTTTTTAATTTTTCAAGAAATTTTATTACTCTTTCAGTATTTACTTCATTTCCATAAAAATGCTTCAAACGATTATTTGTATTTCTTGCAATTCCACAATAAGAACACTGAAGGTTACACCTTCTAGTTAAAAGAAAATTAACAATTTGAATTGTATCTTTCAAATTATTTCTCCTTTATTTACATTAATTGAATTGAACTTGTCATTTTAACATATTCTTTATAAAGATCATCTGGTGGTATAAAAGGAAAAATTAATATTTTATTTTTATTTATTTTCACAATATCATCTTTTGGAGTCATAATAGGTGTTGGTGCTAATTGAAAATTTCCACCTTGAGTCATAACAGGAGTCATCAAAATAGGTTTGGAAAATTCTATAAATTCTTCACATTCTTTGGTTACTTCTCCAATAATGTAAGAAAATGGTGCTATGACAATAACTTTAATTTCTCTCATTATATTCTCCTTTTTAATTTGGATTAACTGTTGTTAAAGATCCATCAGTTAGATCTAAAATTCTATCCGGATTAATTTGATTAATATGGGTATGACTTATTAAATTAATACTTTTACTTTCTGCTAATTTATTTAATAATCTAGCAACATTTTCTGTATTTTCTTCATCTAATGAATCAAATATTTCATCAAATATAAAAAGATTAAACTCAACATTATGCATTAAAACTTGAAGATCAGTTAATGTTAAAATAGTGCTAATATCAACAATTCTTCTTTGACCCTTTGACATTGTAGAATTGTGATTATTTTTAGTAACTGTATCTAAAAATCTAATAGAAATTTTATCTCTTATTTCTCCAGATTTTGTCTCACTTAATGTATCAAAACTTACAATATATCTTCCATTAGAAATTAAATCTAAATAATCTAAAATTCGACTATTCATAAATGGAATTGCTTCATCAATTAACATACTTGGTATTCCTGAAGTTGAAAAACCCTGTTTCCAGAATCTTATAGCGTTTAATCTTTTCATACAAAATTTCTTATCTTCAGAAATTGTTTCTAATTCTTCTAATATTTCTAATATTTCATTTTTAATTTTATCAAATAAAGAATTATCAAATGTTTGTTCATTTATCAATTTTATCTGAAATTCATATTCTTTAATTTTATCATCAAAAGTCTTTATTTCGTCAAATAATTTTAATAATTCTTCTGCTAGATTCTTTTCTTTACTTAATTCTATTTTTTTATTTTGTAAATCTAATTTAATTTGGTTAAATTTTTCTAAAACTTTTGAAAATTCAATTTTAGATTTATCATTAACTTCAGATATTTCTTCATTACATTTTTCAACTAAAGATTGTGATATTATTTTATGTTCTCTTCTAATTTTGTCTATTTTTCCTTCATAATTAGTTATATAATTATTATTTGTTAATTGTAACTGTGTTTTTTCTTTTTCAATTTCATTTAATTGATTATCTAAATTGATTAATTTTCTTTTAATTTCACCAATTATATTTTTATAATTATTAATTTCTAATTTTAATTCATTTTTGACAGTATCATTTAATTCTCTATGACAAACTGGACATAATGAAACATCTAAATTTAATGAATTATTAATTTTATTTATTTCTTTTTCATTAGATTCAATATCTTTAAATAAATATGTTTTTTCAGTATTAATTTGCATAATTTTTATATCTAAAACATTTATTTTCTCATTAAATTCATTAAGTTCTTTATTTACCTTTTCTTTTTCATTAGATATTAATTCTTCTAATTCACTATCACCTTTTGAAGTTAAATCTTTATAATTATTTTTAATCTTTTCAACTTTTAATTCTCTTTCTGATAATATTCTACTTTTTTCAGAATTTATTTTTTCATCTATATTATTTAACTCATTTTGGCAAACATTAATATCTGAATTAATAATATCCAATTTTCTATTTTCTAAAAATATAGATCTTGAAATTTTATATTGTGTTTCATGTTTTTTAATTTCTAATTCTTTGATTTGAGATTTAATATTATTAATTCTATCATTCTTATTATTATTAAAATTTATTTTATCATTTTCTAATTTTTTCAGGTATTCTTCTTTATCTTTAATTAATGATTGTTTTAATATAATAAGATTATCAATCTTATTTATATTTTCTAATTCTATTTTCTCTTTTTCATTACAATTTTTTAAATAATCCGTAAATTCATCCAAAGATAAAACTTTTCTAAATATTTCTTTCTTCTGAGTGTCAGGTAATTTTGTAAAGAAATCATTTATATCCTGAGCGAAGAAAATACTATTTGTAAATAATTTATAAGGTAACACAATTGATTCTATTTTATTTTTAACTTCTGTTAACCCGGTAGCTTTAATGGGACCTTCTAAAATAGCAGTTGTACCTTTATTTTTATAATTTCTATATCTACTTATATTATATTCATCAATATTTTCATCTTCAATAATATCAAAATATAACTGTGTGAAACAATTTTTACCTATTTCAGTATTAATTATATCATCACCACCAACACCTTTTGAATTAACTCCATATAAACAATAACATATACATTCAAAAATTGAAGTTTTTCCTTTCCCATTTGGACCCGTTATTAAAGTAAGACCATCCACAATATCATATTCAAATAAATCAGTATAACCCATAAAATTTTGCATTATAACTTTTTTGAATTTAATTTTTTTCAAATCTATTCTCCTCTTACTAACTCCATTCCTATAGTTTTAATATATTCAAAATCTTCTTTTTGAACATTTTTAATTTCCAAATATTTAGTTAATTTGCTTTCAATATCCATTGAAGAATTAATTCCACGATTTGTTATATCTTTTTCAGATCTATCAACTATAGGTACATCTAAATCTTCTGTTAAATTAATATCATCTTTTTTAATAACTTTAATATAATCACCAGATTCTTTTATTTTCTGAATTTCTTTGCTAATATCTTTATAATTATCTTTATTTAACTCTAATTTAATATATTTTTTATAACCTTCAAATAAAATACTTTCAACATCTAAAGTTTCTGTATCTAAAATTAAAAATCTTTTTTCTTCTCCAGATTCACCCCAATTTAATTGAATAGGTGAACCTGTATAATAAAATTTTATATTATCATTTATTATTTCTTGTGGTTTATGATAATGACCTAAAATAACAACTTTATATTTATTGGTTAAATCTCTTAGAGAAATATCAGCTATAATTGATGTTCCGTTATTTAATATACCTTCATTTAAGCCAAAATGTGAAATTAAAATATTTGCAGAATTTTCTTTAATTGAATTTATCATATTTGAATTATATGGGGCATAAAAAATACTATTTTTCTCATCATAATAAGGTGATGAAAAATATGTTAGATTTGGATGATATGATAATGCTAATAATGAGGATTCTCCATCTTCAGTTTTTGAGGAAAGATCATGATTTCCCGTTACTAATTTAACACAGACTTTATCTTTATAATCATTTAAAATCTTAATAAACATATTTTGAGAAACTGTATAAATTAAACCTTTATTATGAAATAAATCACCTGCAATAATTATCTTATTTATTTCATGAGAAATACAATAATCAAACATATATCTCAATGAATTATTTAGACTTGATAGTCTTTCTCTTAAACCACTTTCTTTATCAATTGGATCTTGATTAAAATTTGATAAATGTATATCCGCGGTTATCGCTATTTTCAAATTATTCTCCTTAAATAATTTTTCTCATCGCTTCTTCATATGTTAAAATATGTTTTTCTAAATTATCATCAATATATAAAAAATTAATATTCCATTTTTTATTTTTATAATAATCTAAACGAGAAAACAATGTTCTTGATATATGCCTAACATCAATATCTACCATATCAACAACAATAGGGATCGCTTTACCTTCCTTGATCCTTAAAATTCTTCCAGTCATTTGCTCTATATTTGAAATAGGACTTGTTAATATCAAACAATCTTTAGATGCCGCATCTACACCATCTCTTATTTTTCCAGGTGTGGCAAATGTTACTTGTTTTTCCAAGGCTTCGTTTCCTGTATTTGAAATAAACTTAGACTTATCATCTGATAGAATAGAATCATATAACTGGTTTATAAAATTTATTCTTTCAGAAACAAAAATTATCTTGCGGTCATCTTTAATAAATTTTTCAAGAAGGTTTTTAGATAATATTTCTAAAGGTTTAGATTTTCTTAACATATTAAGATATCTTGCTCTCTGAAAACTACCACCCCAAAATAAATATCTTTTTCGATCTTTAAGAATTTTAAAACTAAACATTATAACTGTAACATTTGCTTTCATCACAGATGCTTCTTCATTTGGAACAAAAATATCTCCTAAATGATAATTTATAATATCAGATGTTCCATCATTTCTATATGGTGTTGCACTCAACCCATATGTTTCTTTACAAGGAATATGTATTGAACATAAAGAAAATGTTGGAGCACCAACTGTTGTATGAATTTCATCTGCAATCAAAACTCCAAAATCAGATTCATTAATTAATTTTAATAGTCTTATTCTATCCTTATTCAAAAGGGATACAAAAGTTTGATTGGTTGTTACCACTATATCACTTTTAAAATTATCTTCAACTGTAGACGATTTCAGGCGACTTATTGATGATTTTTGAATATCTGTAAATTGTAAAAATCTTTCAATCCATTGTTCGACTAAAGAATCTCTATGAACAAGAATAAGAGTTTTCTTTTTCTTATCACATATTGTTTTAATTGACATTACAGTTTTACCACTACCGGGAGGGGCTTGAATAATTCCTTTATTATTTGAATTAATAAAATCAACAACTGATTTTTGTAAATTATCTCTTAATTCAATCTTCGTTGAAATATTTATATCTTTACCCGGTGGTAGTTTATCAGTTATTTTTAAATCACAATAATCTTCTAAGGGAAAATATCTAGGAATTAATAAATAATTATCATCTTCAATATAAAATTTAAGTTCGACAACTGGAGAATTTTGATATGATTTTGTAAGTCTAGTAAGATTATTTTTTATGTTATCATAAAATTTTTCATTCTTATATTTTCTAGGAATAAAGATACCAGTATTTCTATAAATCATCAATAAATACTTACCCTTTCAAAATATGAATCTGATGTTTCCCATAATCTCAATCTATATATATTCAAACCTTTTTCTTCTAATTTATCCCAAATCCAATTACCTATATTTTCAGCTGTAGGTAAATCAAACATATCATTTAAAAAATTATGATCTAATTTTTCAATTATTTCTTCATTCACAATTTTCTTTAAATCACTAAAATCCATTATCATTCCCGTATATCCATTAATAACACCTCTAACAGTAATTTCTAATTTACCTGTATGACCATGAAGGTTAATACATTTTCCTGGATGATTTGGAATATAATGACCATATTCAAATTCAAATCTTTTGGTTATCGTATCAATATAGTTCATGTTTTCTCCTTTCTTTACTTAATTTAATTTTCTAATAATTGACTCGATATCATTTTTATCCCTTTCTATTAATTTTGATATTGTAAATTAACATATTCATCAATATTTTTCAGGTTATTTTTAAATTCATTTATTTTATCTTTTAATTTTTGATTATCTAATTTTACAGATAATAATTTATTGATTTTATGTTTATTAAATAGCGAGTTTATAATATCTTTCTCAATCTTTAAATTTTTACTTATTTTTTCAATAATTTCAGATGGATCTTTATAATTTGTTTTTAAATAATTTATTAATAATGGTTTTATTTTTTCAATGAGTATATTTTCATCAATATGTTTATTTAAAATATTGATTTCATGATTTAATCTAATTTCATTAACATTCTTAAACATTTTATATGTATTTAAAAGTAATTCATCCACTGAAATTGTTCTAATATTTCTCATTCTATCTGTAACAATAATATCAAAAGAAATAGAACCAGTTAATGCTTCTTCTAATTTTTTAACAACTCTATTTAAAATATCAGCTTTATTCCTTTGTTTAATAACCTCAATAACAATATTAGTTTCTGTTGTTGATAAATCTGTAAAACCAACATCTTGATTTTCTAATTCTTTTGTAATCTTCTTTAAAATGGATTCAAATTTCTTTATACCTGGCCATGATTTTATAATTACTCTTGAATGAATATTATCAACTTTCATTATTCCTTTAAATTCAATATTCGCCTTACCTGTTGTTAATAATTTCTTTAAATCTGAATCTTTAGAAATAATTTTACAATCAGATATTGGTTTAATTATAGGTTCTTTTTTAATTTTTCCCAATAAAAACATTAATCTTTTAGTTAAATCTTCTAAAGTATAACACGGAATAATTGTTCTATATCCAAAACCTATTCCCTGTATATAATTATTCCCTAATAAACATAAAGGAAACATTGTTGGAAGATGAATAGGTTCTTTTTCTTGTAATTCATTTATTTCCCATAAAACAAAATCAAGATATTTAAATGCCATATCTTTTATATATTTAGATAATTTAACCTCTGTATATCTAGCTGCCGCGGCACCAACATCTTCAATACCAACATTAACTCCAAAATTTCCTTGTCCTTCTAAAAATCCTTGGTGAACTAATTGAACAATTGTACCGTATGCTGAAGAGTGAGGATGAAAATTACCAAGACAAATGCCATCAACTTTAACACTTTTTACAAATTTATCTCTTGCAATTATATATGCAGATAATAAAATTTTTCTTTCAACTGGCTTTAAACCATCAATATCTAATGGAAAAGCTCTTGAAGAATTTACATATTTTCCATATTCTTTATAAAGACTTGGAATATGTTCGTCCATTTTTATCCTTTCCCTTTTAATAAATCTCTTTTAGCTTCAACATCTGTAAATATCTTTATTAATTCATTTTGATTATTTGTATATTCCAATTTTATTAATCTTCTTGTTTTTTCATCCATAAGACAAATTTTTAATTGTTGTGGTGACATTTCACCCAAACCTTTAAAATATGTAATATGCCTATTTTTATCCCTAGATTCTTTTAATTCTTCTTCTGTCCATAATGGTATAAATGTTTTTCCTTCATTTACTGCATATAGAGGTCCACTTGCTAGATAAAATTTTCCACTTTTAATAATTTCAGGAAATAAAATTAAATAAACCATTGCTATTAAAGAAGAAATATGGTAGCCATCATAATCATTATCAGAACTTGCAATTACTTTACTATATTTTAATTTTGATAAATCAAAATTTGGTCCGATTCCACAACCCATTGCCTGAGTCAATTCTGCAATTTCTTTATTTTTTAAAATATCTTTTGCATTCAAAACATTGGGGATTTTACCTCTTAACGGAAAAATAGCATGTATCCTAGGATCTCTACATTGAATTAATGTTCCTGCCGCACTGTCACCCTCAACAATATATAATTCTCCATTCACACCAGTACAATCTCTAAGTTTTGTAAATTTTGTTGAAACTCTTTTATTGTGTGATGAACTTTTTAATTTTTTAGAATCAAGTTTCTTTCTGTATATATCAAATCCTTCTAATAAAACTTGTAAATCTTCTTTATTATCATTAAAATAAGATGAAATTTGTTTTGATATATCATCAAATAATTTCTTTAATGCATCTTTTCTATTGATCAATTTATCTTTTGTCTGACCTGAAAGTTCAGGTCTTTCTAATTCTAAACTTATATATGCTCTTAACCCAACAAGAACATCATTTTGTTGAAATTTATATTCATTTTTATTAGATTTATTTAGAATATCTTTTAAAACATCAAAAAATAGATTAATATGTGTCCCACCACTTTCAACTGGTAATAAATTAACTGAAGATAATATTCTTGGTGTCATTGTAGATTCAAATGAATAACAAAAAATAACTCTTAAAGATTCAATTTTATGTTTTATACTGAAACTTAATATCTTTGTAACATTTTCATCATTAATACATTCTTTTTCAAAAAACTTTATTTTATCTGAATTATTAATAATTTCTTTTTTATCATCAATTTGTAAAATAAAATAAGAATTAGATAATTCAACTGACGCAACGGCTAATCTTTTTCTTATTCTATCCATATTTACTATTGTTTTTTCAAAATATTTTTTTGAAGGTACAAAAGAAATTGCTGTTGAGAAAGGTTTTTCTTCTTTATTATAATCTTCTATTAATTCATTTTTAATTTTTGCATTTTCAAATGTAAATTTACCATGTTTTTTATTTTTAAAAATTTCAATTTCATAAAAATTACTTAATGCATTTACTGCTGTTAATCCCACACCATGAATACCAACTGATATATTATATGCAGTTTTCATATTCTTAAATTTCCCACCACTAAACATCTTTGTTGAAACGGTAATGGGGACACCTTCTTCAATAGGCATCCCTCTACCATTATCACATACCGTATATTTACTATTTTTTGTATCAATATAAATTCCAACAATATTTGCATATCCAGCTAAACATTCATCAAGAGCATTATCTAATAATTCTTCTAATAAATGTGTCGGTGTTTCTGTTGATCCAATATACATTCCTGGCGCATTTCTAATATGTGATATTTCATCTAATACTTTTATATCTTTTGATGTATAATCGCTCATTTATTCTCCTTAATTTTTTTAAATTTTAATCAGTATTTCTTAGTAAATATTTATTGTTTATTACCTTAAAAGAAATTCTTTCTTTACTTTCATTCACTGATTTACAAACAATTCCTTCTCTTCTATTGTTAGGATTTAAAGAAGGTCCATCCGCATATTCTAATAACTTATCTATTGTATCATATTTTTTAAAAATTCTTTCATTTTTAGATAAAATTGGAACATGTTTAATTTTAACATTATACTTGGATGCTAAACAATTTAACATTTCTAAATAATCATATCTTTTACTTGGTTCCATATACATTCCTCTGTCAATATCATAAATATTAAAAATATATAATTCATTCTCTGCTAATCTTTCTCTATTTTTTTGAATTTTACGACCAATGATTTCACCTTGTAATGCAATATTATTTTTAAATTCTGATAATATCTCTTTTAAATATAATTCTTTAGAAATTTTAATGTAAATATTGTATTCATTATCTTCACTTAAATCATCTAAATATAATTCACTACTACAACATCCAAATTCACCATCTCTATAAAAATATGTTGAACTCGTACCATCTAATTTTATTGTCACTTCAAAAAATTCATTTTTATATTTTTCAAAATAATGGGGTAAATTTTGAATTCTTTCTTGATCTGTTTTACTTATAAACCCTGGAAAATAACCTTTTATTTTTCCACTCATAAAGATAGGAATGGGTTTTACATATTTTTCAACACTTAATAAATCAGTTAAATCATCACCAACATTAAAATCATTTTCATTCAAATTTAATTTTGAAAATGATAAAGCTAAACCTTGAGAAATTCTATCTTTAAATTTCATTGTTCTTAATCTGAAACCTTCTTTATCTAATTCTTCAATTCTTTTAAACGATGATTTTCTTAGAAATTCAAATTCTGGTCGTATTGGTAGAAATGAATCAATTTCAAAATAAATTACTTTATCCCCTTTTTTTAACTCACCTTTTCTGACAACACATTGCCAACCATCAACTATAGCTAATTCAATAAAATCAGCATCTTCAATAGGTAAAATATCTTTAATAATTCTCACCGAAGCTAATTTTCTTTTTATCTCCATTTTTTACCTCTTTTATTTTTTAAGGAAAAAAGAAGACCAAATTAATAGGTCTTCTTTTTTTCTCACCTAACAATTTTCACTAAATAAACCGTTAATAAAACGAATCGTTATGTCATTTAATTTAGGAATCAACTCAATTGTTGACTCCCTAAATTTAGTTCCAATGGGGGATTTCATGAATAGAAGAATTTCTTCCAGATCATCCTGTGAATAATACTGCTGAAATGTTTGAGAAAATAATGCAACATAATCCATTTCGTCTATACTGCCTATTTTTTCTTTTATTAATTCAGATTCCTCTTTACTAATCTCCCCACTTGTAACTTGCCATTTAATTATAGAATCCAAACTTGAGTGTGTTGACTCCATTAATCCAATAACATCGAAAAACTCCAAAAGTGTTTCGTTAAATGTTCTTGATGTTTTTTCCATAAAAGCTCCCCTTTCATTTTATTTTTATTCACTAATTAATATATATAGAAAAAAATTAATTCAAAAAAATAAAAAAAAGATATGAGAATTATAGCCTCATATCTTTTTTTCTTTACTTGTTAAATTGTATCTTCATTGTACGTGGTTTCCAAGGTTTCATACATTAACTGACAGTGTGCATCAACGGCACCATCAAATGTTTTTTTGATTTCCTTCATCATCTGAGTGTCTGTCATGTCGAGAAATTTTCTAAATTTCTCAATTTCCATTTTTTTCTTGTAATCATACATATGATATTCTATTTCCTGCTCCAGTTCTTTGTATTGTTCCTTATCAATGGGAATTCCTTTTTCCTCAAAGAATGAAATAAATGTTTGTTTCACTCTTTCAAATGCATCGTTGATCCCGATAATTTTATCTACCTCGTTAAAAAGTTCGTCGTCAGTAATGTTCTTTGTTTCCATGTTATATCCTCCTCTTTCTTTTTATTTCAATAATTGATATATATACAATTTAGATTCTATAAATAAATTAAAAAAAATGTAAGAAAATTTAAAATTCTTACATTTTTTAAAAAAATTTTTAATAATCAGCTCTTACAATATAACCAGTTTTATTTATCAAATGATCTGAATTATTTTTAGGAATGACGTAAACTGTTTTTTTAGGTAATAAATTTCTATCAAATTCATTTAAATTTTCACATTCTGCATCCGTAAAAACTAAGGTTATATCTGATCTTAATTCTAGACTTCTTTTTAATCCGGGTGATAAAAATGTTCCACCTCTTCCTTTAATATTGAATTGAATATCGCTTAATCTTTTTATTGTATATTCTTTCTGGATTTTAACATCTTCTTCAATAACTGTAATCTTACAATATTTATCATTTTCAATAAAATTCTTAATACCAGATAATCCTTCTAAAACTCTATCCCTGTTCATACTAGCCGATGTATCAAGAATTATTACAATTGAAAATGATTTACTTGGTTGTCTTCCAGGAAAAGGAAGAAATAACATAGGTTTATAATAAAAGGCATAACTTCTTTTCTTATTAATTTTTGAATAAGCAAATGTTTCTTTTGCTTTAATGTTACCTTTTACTATTTTTCTAATAATATAATAATAAGGTATCTTGGGTGGTTTAAGAATATCATCTATTAATTCTTTAACATCTGCAGATAAATTTCCTTTATCTCTAACCTGTTTATATGCGTTATAAACTATATTATTTATTTTTGTCTCAATAAATCTTGGACTAACTTTCATTTTATTATTAATCCATATATCACCAGCTTTAGTAATATCTGTTTCTTTTAAATCTATATATTGATGTTCATTATTTTCATTATCTGAATTATTATCTTTTATGTTTTCATTATCTTTATTCTCATTATTATCGGATTTTACATTCTCTTCATTCTCAGAATTAATATCGCTATTACAAGAAACATTATCAGAAATTCCATTTTTTCCTCCCTTACCATTTAAATTATCTTTATCTGAATTATTTTTATTATATAATTCATAAAAATATTCTTCAGAAGATAATTTATCTGGAAGTTTATATAAATCTGCAAATAAAGGATAAAAATGTTTATTATTTATTTTTACAACTCTAGGCATTTTACATAAATAATTAGCACAAAAGTCAGAAGCTTTTTGCCAACAATCAATTACTTTTTCTCTTTCATTTTCAGAATATTCTTCTATTAAGGTTTTCAATCTTAATAGATGTTTATTTAAAATATGATAACCTTCATGTTGAAGAACTTTTTCAATTACTTTAATATCTGTATTTTCTAAATCATCTTCATCATAAAGAAGAAAAATTTCTCCATCTTCATCTAAATACACTGCAAATAATCCAGCGGGTATATTTTTTAAAGAAATTTTTCTTCTATCAATATTTGAAAATAAATATCCCCAATAACTATCTTTTAAAATAAGAGATGCTATTGCCTCATTTATTTTATTATCATGCATTTTTAATCACTCATTAAATGTTTTTTTACTTAAATTATGCATTTTTTCAAAGAATTTATTTTTATATTCACTAACATCGTTAATAAATACACTTTGTAAACGAATCAAATATAAATATATATCTCTATCCTTTGTTGCCATTTGTGCTATAAATGTAAAAAACATTACACCTATATCTGAAGGAATATCACATAAAAATAAGGCAATATTTCTTTTTTGTTGATCATTTAATTCTGGTTTTTCTTCTAAATGATTCATTATAGATTCAAAAAGTCTATTTAAACTAAGATTATCTAATTTATTTATTATTGATTTATTGGATTCAAAATTATTTATGATTTCTTCATAATTTATTTTATTACTAGAATCCTTTACAAAATCAATAAAAATTCTAGACAATGACATATTTAATAATCCTGGAAAAATTATATTAAGATTTTTTAAATTACTTTCAATACCACCATTCATTTCATATCCCCATAAAATATCTGAACATTTCTCCCAAGATGCTGGATTTGAATATACTCTTCCTTTTCTTTGGGATTCAAAATCATATAAAAATTTGGGGTTATGTTTAATAAAATCAATTACAAACTTATGAAACTTTTGATTTTCAGCATATTTTAAAAATGTATCAACTGATAAATCACAATAAATATGAACACTTCTTCTTAAACCAGCGGCATCTTCCAATGTATTCATTGAATATTCTTGATCATCTGGATTATCTAATGTGATAATAAACCAACCTTTTGGAAAATCATGTGTATGTAATCTATGTTCATTTTGAATTTGCCACATTAATTGCTGTAAATCATGATCACCTCTACCCATTTCATCAATAACAAATAAACCAAAGGAATTTTCATCTTTTGGAATAAAATCACTAAATAACATACTAAATTGTTTATTTTCTGGATCTGGAAAAGGACATAACATATCATCTCTTCTTAGGACAGAACTATTTAATTTAACAATATCAAATTTAATATTTAATTCTTTTGATAATTCTTCAGCTATTTGAAAACATGATTGTGTTTTACCTATTCCGGCGGGACCGATAATGTGAAAATTATTTTTACCTATATATTTTCCATTATTCCAACATTTTATTACATTTTTAATATTATTTTTTATAATTGTTTTAAGATGTTCAATATTTGAACTAGCTATATTTAGTTTATCAACATATGCAATTTCTTTACTCATTCACTATTCTCCTATTCACACATTTTTCTCGAAAAAAATCCGGGTTGGATAAAAATATAATTCATCCAACCCGGATTTTAACTTATTTCTTCTTG